TCACGTTTTGCCCCATTTTTGTTCTCGTAGGTTTTGGGCCTCTTTTGCGAGGCGTTTTTGGTTCGCTCCTTTGGAGTATTTCTGCACCATGGAGAGGCTCTTGTGGCCCGTGATTGCCGCGATCTGATGATCGGTACAGCCAGCTTCAGCCAACTCGCCCGCAGCACTGTACCTGAGCCCGTGGAGGGAATAATCCATCAGACCAGCAGCTTTACGCACGCGAATAACCTGCTTCTGCAACTGATCATAATTTAGCTGGTGCCCCGACTCGCCCGTCAGGATGAAGCGCGACTCTGAGGAATCAACCCCGTCCAGTACACCTGCGAGCCGCTTGGTGAATGGGATCCAAAGCCGCACCTTAGTTTTACCTTGAGTGACCCAAATGCCCCCATCTTCGGTATGCTCCCACTTCATTCTTGTGAGGTCCGATGCGCGCTGCCCCGTGCCCAGAGCGAGCTCGAAAATCAGGAGCGCAAGGCCATCTGCTTGCTTGCGATAGGCCTCGATGGCAGAGGCTGGCCATGGCTTGTGCCCCTCCCCGGTCTTGATCTTCGCGATGCCCTTTGCCGGGTTCTCGCGCTGCCAGTCCAGATCGATAGCATGCTCAAACAAAATCGACAGCATGTGGGGGATATAATTTGCAAAGCGTGCCCTATGACGGTTCGCCATCTGCGCCTCGATCACGACCGAACGGCGCATTTTCGTCGGATCCCGGTCCCCGATTGTATCTGCGATATACTCAAGCACCTTAGAGTAATCTGCCCGGGTTCTCGATGCCAGGCGTTCCCATCGCGGAGATAGCTTGTACGATGCTATAAGCTTGTGAAACGTGAGGCGGTTCGACAAACGCCCCTCCCCTCGCATCAATCGCCAATATTCTCTGTCGTACTCTTCACTTGCCGGATCGTCCGGCAGCCGCACGTAAGCGCCATCCTTTCGGAAGTACTGGTATTTCTTGCCACTGACCGTTTTCGTGGTCGTGTATTTCTTTTTTACCATTGTACATCTTCGTAGCTGTGGATCATCTGCCCGCGCACAACAGCGCGGAGCTCCTCCGCATCCCAGCGATCATGCGATCCGATCTTCCTCGGCCTTGGCAGTATTCCCTGTCGCACGAGATCGCGGAATTGCCTGACCTCCATGTCAAACATCTTTGCTGCTGATCTCTCCCCAACAGCGATGGGAAACAAATTTGCCATTAGTCGGCCTCACCTCTGAGCGTATTGGTACGAGGCGGAAGGTTTGATCGTCTTGACCTCAATTTGGGCATAGCTTGCATCTTAGAGCCTGTCGGTAATTCGCTCGGGGCGCGTGTTGCTTCGCGTGAGTGGCGACATCGCCCGGGGCGCTGCCAGTAATGCGGCGGGGTGTGGGAGTGGTGTTCAGCGCGTTGCTGGCGCTAGGGATTGGCCATTGTAGGGGCAATCCGGGCGGCCATCACTGGCACGGCGGGGCACGCGCGCGGAGGCGGTGTTAATCCAGTCGCTCAGCGCGCTTTGGCGGGATGTGCCGGTGCTTTGAATGCCCATCAGATCCACCAGCCAAAGCGCCTCGTCATAACCCCATGCATCTGACATTGGCGCAGTGATGCGCCCGCCGAGGTCTGAGAATTGTTCGGACCTCTGATGCATCGGTGTAGCTCTGAGCGTCTCCGCTGCGGCATAGAGCGCGAGGGTGTTGATCGCGGTGGATGATGCGCGGGCGGTGGGCAACTTGGAGGATTGATCCGCCCGCGCCAGATCCGCACCGCAGGAGCGGTGCGAAACCTCGGTGTTTGTTGAGCCGCGCAATCCTCCAACGCGGCGCAGGTGTTCACTGACCTCAGACGGGCGGAGCCCGTGGGGGGCGTCCGCCATGGGTGCGGAACCTTGAGAGATAGGGTTTGTCATTGCGGGTGCGCCTCGCCTTACGCCGCATGAGGGCCGTGCGGGGTGATCTGGCGATCCGCCATGACGCGGCGCACTTTGTGGCCGACACGCTCTAGGACTTGCTCGGTCGGCTCTGGCGTCGGCGCCGGGCGCTCAACCAGATGCGCAGCCCGCAGGCGAGCCGGGTCAAAGCCCTGACCGCGCGCGGCCTTCAGAGTTGCCCATGCTGTTGTGAACAGGTGCGGGCTGTCGAGGTGTTCCTCGGGCGAGCCCGCGATCTGCTGCGCGTCCCGCAGCACGGTTTCCAGTCTGTCTTGCATTCAATCCTCCATCGGTTGATGCGCTTAGGTAAATACGGTTATTTCGTATCGGTCAATACGTAAATACGAATTTATCGCACATCACGTGAGCTCAATCGCCTTGCCCTAGCCGCTCGAATGAGTACAAATAGGGAACAAAAACGGGAATCGAATGTTGTACAGGCTAGTTGCTAAGCTGCTCCTGCCGCTTGGTGTTAATTTGAATTGGGTCTTCGCGCCCTTAGTTTGGTGGCGCGTCAGTCGAAGTGCTTCACTATCTCTTGAAGAACGTCGCCGGGCAGCCGCGCAGGATCTCCACCGAGAATGAAGTTATAGTCGACCTGAAAGGCGCCAAGAAAATAAGTCATCAGGCGCACCGATGGTGAGCCTGATTGCTCTTGGGAGCGAAAGGTCGTGTACTTAATCCCAGCCTTAGCTGCGAGTTCTTTTTGAGACAGCCCGGTCATTCTTCGGGCGGCGACCAAACGTCTGTGAATGGCTTCCGGGGAGGTGTCGCCGCGAAGGCATCGTTTTTCGATCTCTAGGTAATCCATGCCTATGTACTCGCTGAAGTACGGAAATTTCGCATCAACAAACGAATGCATCATTGATAGTGCGAAAATATCGTATTATTGGTGCGTGTATGGATACTCGTGACTTCATCACCGCCCTGGGCGGATACCGCTCTGTTGCGTCCCATCTCGGAAAGGGTGCGACCACCGTGCATACCCACATGCAAGCGGGCAAGCTGCCTGCCGCATGGTATGATGCACTCTGCCGTTTGGCTGGACAAAAAGGCGTCGCGATGCCCTCGCGCAGCCTCTTCACCTTCCTCGCACTTGGCGAAGGTCAATCCAGGGATACAAAGGGCGCCGCCGCATGAGCCGCCCACGTCTAACCCTGATCGTGAACAATGATTTGCCATGCGGTGAGCCTGGCACGTCAGCTGACCAAGCGTCTTGGTCAAATCAGTTGGATCCTTACGCGCTGAAGGTCAGCGCGCCTGACCTTTGGTCGGCCTATTTCCACGCGCGGTTTCACAGCCCGCGCGAGGCGGCGCTGTTTTGCGATGTGTCCTTCCAGACCGCACTCAACTGGTGGGGCGCGGTCACTGCGCCCGCCAGCCATACCGCCTTGTTGATGATCCTCACCGATCCGGGCGCGGCAGCGTTCTTTCAAGATCAATTGGCGAGGGCCGCATGATGTTGCAGAGATTCTCACCCCGTATCGAGCGGATCGCCTATCAGATCTGGTGGCTAATCCAAGACAGCGCCGGGGAATGCACCCTGCGGGATATGGCGGAGTTTACCGAGGCCTCAATGCAGACCTGCTCTCAGATCTGCCGCTATCGCGGCTGGGCCGGATCCTATCGCAAAATGGCGCGGAGCAACGCGCTGGATAACGAGCTGTCGTCTATGTTCGGTGAGGCGACGTGATGCTGGGCGCGGTTGGATTGCAGCCTGTCTCAACCGATGACTTGCCGGAATATCCGCTGGGGATCGAGGATCGGCTGGACAGCCATTACTTCATGGCCTGGGAGCGGCGGCGCTGGCTCAATTCGGACATGCGGCTCAAGGGCACGCCGGAGTGCCGGGCGCTGTATTTCGACCTGATCAATATCTCTTACGATCAGACGCCGGTCGGCACCGTGCCTCAGGATCTGGAGACACTGGCCAAGCTGCTGCTGGTCGATCCGGGGCACTTTCGCGCGCTGTGCAAGCTGGACTATGGCCCGCTGCACAAATGGACGCCGTGCATCTGCGAAGGCGGTGAGGTGCGTCTGATGCACCCGATGGTGCTGCGCACGCTGACGGAGGCGCTGTCACGCAAAGAGGACAACCGCGCCAAGCATGAGGCCGCCAATGCCGCCAAGCGCTTGCAGCGGCTGCGCTCGACCGTGGCAGGCTATCACGCCGAGCTCGCGAAGAATGACGCCGCCATTCGCTGGATGGATGAGTGGCTTGTCCAGGAGGGCTGCGAATACCGCAACGCCACTTGGATCGAGCGCGCCATGCAGTCTTGGTCAACGCATATGTTCGACCTCGGGCAGGCGCGCTCCGGAACCTACCGGACATTGTCCTGACACTGTCCAAGACTGTCCGGCGGACAGTTCAAGACAGTCTCGGACAGTCTCAGACTGTCCTGCACGACAGGGATAGAGACAGAGACATAACAAAACAGAAGGCCAGTTGCTGGACACATTGGCGTTGGCGACTGGGGATAACTCGGGATTGCTGAGAAAGAGGTGCAGAAATGGATGCAAAAGAACAGGCAGCCGGTGAGGCGCGGGTTCGGCGGTTGTTGATTGATCCGCTGGTGCGGTTGGGGTTGGCCAAGCCAACCAAGCTGACGGTTGCGCAGTTTGAAGCGATGGTCGCGGATCTTTGTAGCAAGCTCGCCTACATGAGCGATCTTAACCTGCAGGCGCTGTCTGAACAGGCCGCGAGCATGCCCGCTGGCCAAAATCAGGATCAGTTTCCCATTGCCACGAAAATCCTACAGTGGGCGGCGGCGATCCAGTCACCGCCAGACGACGCCTCACCCCTATTTCGGGCGGTGTTTGCGGGTCCGCTGGGGCAAGCGGCATTGAACGAAGGTTGGGCACCAGAGCTTTTGGCGCATTTGCGCAAGTCACGCATTTGGCCTCGCGATTATGATCTCAAGCAGATCCGCTCACGGGCCGAAGACGCCCGCCGCCAAATTGTCCGCCAAGATGAACAGGTCGCGCGGGGCGGAACCCTGTCGGATGCGGATTGGAATTTCCGCAAGGCGCGGCGACAGGCGCAGGACAAATGCCAGCGGATTGCGGCTCTGGTCGCAGAGGCAGGTGCGGTTTGACGGTTTTGATGCGCAGCGGCGTACAAGGCATCGCGACCAAACGATCTGTTTCTGTATTGGAGATCATCGAGTGGGCGTTTCAACGCGAGAAGGTCGGCATAGACTTTGATGAGATCGAGCGCGAAACTGGAGCAAAGCCCGGTGTCGGGATGGAGTACATCCTGATGGAGCAGGCGCGGCTGGGGTGTCGGGTTCAGGGCGGCGGCACATCCTCGGCGCATCATGATGCGGATATCGTGGCCTCTACCTTGGCGGTACTACCAGAAAGCTGTGGCGGGCGACGTACGGCGATCTGGATAGCAGAACTGGCGCGCTCTGGTCAGGCTCCTGAATGGCAGAGTGAGTTGCAGGTGCGCCCCTTGGCAACCGCGACCAACCGGCATGGCACACGGGCGCGGACATCAGATGCGGCGGAACTTGGTTCAATGGGTTGGCCACATCAAGCCCGGCGCAAGCGCAATGGCAGCATCGCGATGGAGCCGGTGCTCTACTCACCAATCGAAATCCGTCCAACTGCGCGCGAGATCGCATCGATGCGGCGCGGATATCTGCAATGGTGGTCAGCGCTATTGGAAATTAAATCAGCTCTTCAGATCAGTCACTTAACCTCTCATGTGGTGACGGATGTGATGCCCCCAAGCGCGCCATGGAAGAAAACCGCTTGACGAAATCCTAGCCCAATTGACATATTGCAGTCACCCAACGTGCGCCCGGTGCAGAGATCCTGCTCCGGGCGCTTTTGTTTGCGAAGTCTTTTGAGATGGTGCTTACGTCGGCTTAGCCTCGACAACCTCGAGCAAATCACCGGGCTGGCAATCTAGTGCGGCACATAGTTTGGCAAGTGTCTCAAAACGAATACCCTTGACGCGACCGGACTTGAGTAAGCTCAGGTTTTGTTCGGTGATGCCAATTTCCTTGGCTAGATCACGGCCTCTCATTTTGCGCTGTGCCATCATGACATCCAACCTGACAACGACTTCCATTACACAAACGCTTTGTTTTCTTCTGCGGCACCTGCCGCCTCACTCATGGCCCAACCGATAACCACCAACAGGCCAGCAACAAAGAAAAAGTTGATGTCTTGGGTTCCAATGCCGAGTGAGAGCACGCGCTCTCCCGGTGGTGCAGACCAACTCATCAAAGCCGTGACAATGGGTTGAAGAACGATACGCAGAATTGCCATGATCAGCAGCGCAAGGCCGCTCTTCTTGATCAATGTGGCGCAGTACGCTGTCAAAACTTCGCGCCCCATGTAGCAGCGAAACAACCTACGCAGCAGCAAGATTGCCCAGACCGCAAACCCAGTTGGGATAAGGCTAATCGCGAACCCTAACCAAAACATTGGGCCGACCACGATATTCTCTGCGGGAACTTGAAAGTCAGTGAGTTCGATGGCGGAGGGGTCAGTCGCGAAAAGAAAACCGACTACCAGAACGCCTACGATTATACCGATGACAAAGAGAGTGGCGAGTAGGTGTAGCCACCACGACAAACGAGACAAGCGATGTTCACCCATGTGAAACCTCATAAAGTTGATGTTGTGCGCTTATCGCACTTGCACTGATTCTTATCGTTTTGCAATAAACAATTGCTGAAACGCAGTGATATGTCGAACACTGCGCGTGCGCACGCCCTCATCCATTGACGAAAGGCCTCCCCGATGGCGCGATTGAAGATCTGCGCGGCGTCAGGCTGCGAGGACTTCGCGGTGCCTGGGTTGTCGCATTGCAAGCGGCATGAAGCGGCGCGGCAAGACAAGCTGAAGGCACGGCGGGCCAAGGCGCAGACCTCGCCTGCGGCAGTGCTGGCTCGTGTGCTCTATGCCGATCCGAAATGGAAAGCGGCGCGCTTGGCTTTCCTGCGCGCGCATCCGCTTTGCGTTGACTGCGGAGAGCTTGGCGTGATCGAGGCGGCAACAGATGTCGACCACATCACGCCGCATAAGGGTGACCGGAAACTGTTCTGGGATCGCTCGAACTGGCAGGCGCTTTGTCATCGCTGCCACAGCCGGAAAACAGCGCGCGAGGTGTTCCACGGGTGACCGGGGGGTATCTCAAAATCAAACAGGATATGCCCCAAACCGGCGGGGGTACCTTTGTTTTCGCGGTCGCGAAATTGGAGACAAAAACCCACTTTGGAGGGAGATGGAGATGAAGGGACGAAAGCCAAATCTTCAAAACGTGGTTCCAATGAAGGGCGAGTTCAAAAAGGAGGTGCCCGATGCACCAGACTTCTTGGATGATCTCGGTCGTGCCGTTTGGGACGAATTGGTCCCGGAGCTGGTGCGCAAGGAGCGCATGGAAATCTTGTTTCGATATCAGTTCGCGACCTACTGCGCGGCTGTGTCGAAGTTCATCCAGGCGACCAATGATCTGGCGCTCGAAGGCCTGACCTATGAAACCGGCAAGGGCCGCAACGGCAACCAACGCCGCCCTAATCCGGCGATTGCAGCTCAGTCTGGCGCAATTGCAGAAATGAATCGCGGCGCAGCAGTCTTTGGCCTATCGCCAGTAGATGCCGCGCGCCTCGACGGCGGTGGTCAGGGCGATCTCTTCGATGAGGTCGTGAAGCAACTCAATGGAACCAATTGATCACCCAGTCTCGCGCTATGCGACCGGGTTGTAGAGGGAGACATCATCGCGGGCGATCTGGTCCGCATGGCGTGCGAGCGGCACCTTATGGACTTGGAAACCGGTGCTGATCGCGGGCTGTACTTCGACTGCGAAGCCGCAAGCCGCATCATCCGTTGGGCTGGAATGCTTCAACACACCACCGGGCCGATGGGCGGCAAACCTCTGGTACTTGAGCCTTGGCAGCAGTTCCGGCACGGGTCGGTTTTTGGCTGGAAATACCAAGAGACCGGCTTGCGCCGCTTCCGGTCCACCTATCACCAGGTGGGCAAAAAGAATGGCAAGACCACCGACACTGGCGTGCCAATGCTCTACACCCAGCTCTTTGATGGAGAGGCCGCGCCGCAGGGATACTGCGCTGCGACCACCAAAGATCAGGCGGGGCTGCTGTTCAAGGAAATGAAGCGCATGATTAAGCGCTCCCCCTTTCTTGGGCAGTTCATGAAGGTCTGGCGCACCACGATTGAAACGCCGCGCACGGATGGCTCAATCGCCTGTCTCAGCCGCGACGGTGACAGCTCTGACGGGATCAACCCATCTTTCTTGGCGCGCGATGAAATGCACCGCTGGACGGATCGTGAGCTCGCCGACACGATTGTGGAAAGTATGATCGCGCGGGATCAGCCGATTGATTGGGTGATCACCACCGCCGGTCAGGACCGCAATTCGCTCTGCGGCGAGATTCGCGGTTATGCCGAGAGCGTCCTGAGTGGCAAGGTTGAGGACGATAATTTCTTTGGCTTCGTTGCGGAGCCACCGCCGGATTGTGATCCCGCAGACCCGCTTGCCTGGGCAATGGGCAATCCGAACCTTGGGGTGAGCAAGAAGGCGGAGGCGATGCAGTCCACGTTGCGATCCGCACTGGCCATCGCCGGGAAGATGCCGAACTTTCGCCGCTTCCATTTGAACCTCTGGACGGAGGGTGCGCAGACTTGGATCGCCTCGGACGTTTGGGACAAGGGGTTGGCATCCGCGCCGTTTGATCCCGCAATGCTCTACGGGCGCAAAGCCTGGGTTGGGCTTGATCTGTCAAACAAGGTGGACACCACCGCAATTGTGATTGCGGTGCCTGTCGATGGGCTCATCTACCTCATCACCTACACCTTTCTGCCGGAAGGCCCGAAAGGCTTCATCCAGCGCGCGCAAACCGAAAAGCGTGAATATGTCGGTTGGCGCGATAACGGCTGGCTGGAGGTTCATAAGGGCGGCACCATCGATGAGGACCAGATCGCGGATCGGTTGGAATGGATCAGGCAGCGCTTTGATCTACAAGAAGTCGCCTATGACCCGTGGGGCATGAAATATCTGGCGGACAAGCTGGATAAGCAGCGCTTTCCAATGGTCGAACACCGGCAAGGTTACGCCTCGATGTCGAACCCAATGAAACGGTTCGAAGAAAAGGTTGCACAGAACAAGATCCGCCACGGCGGCAACCCAGTGTTGGGTTGGCAGGTCGGTAACGTCCACCGCGACGAGGACGCCGCCGAGAATGTGAAGCCAAACAAAAAGAAATCTACTGGCCGCATCGATGCGGCGGTGGCAGCGATCATGGCGCTTGGGCGCGCAGAGGTCGGTGAAGAGAAACGCAAAGCGCGCGAGGTTGAGGTTGTATGA